TGAAGATTATGAATTAGCGCTAAGAGCAAAGAACTTAAAAGATTTGGTGAATAAAATATCAAATAGGCAAACTGCATGAGCGATTTATTTGGATTCATAAATGACATGGTTGCTAAACCCGAAGAGTTTAGAAAAACAAAAATGCATGAACGAGGAAAACATGTCTTTATGATTAATCGTTTATGTAGTATTGGTTTTCCTATTCAAGCTTCTTACTTTAATCATATCAAGATTAACCCAGGACAAGCAGTAACTTTTTGGCAATCGCTCTTAAGCCAACGTTACAGCAGAACTCCACAGTGGATGTATGTTAAAACTTCTAAGGCTAAGGCAGAAAAGAAAGCTGCACAACCTGTTGACGACGCTGTTATTCGCAAGTACTGTGAAATACACAAGATATCCCGAAGAGATGTAGATGACGCTCTTCTTATATTGGGGGAAGACTTCGCAAAAGAATTAAAGAATTTCGAACAACTAATTAAAGACTAATGGCAGTAACGCTTCCCCAACCTAAAGAAGTTCTTAAACTCAAGATTATTGATGAAGTAATCTAGCCTCCCAGACCGGGTGATATATAAAGAAAAGATATTCACCCATTTTGAGTTGCATTGCTACACTTTCTAAGATTGGAGACTTCGCTGTCTTTTCGCAGAATCCTACTAAGCCATTTTACTATGTGAATAAACTTACTAAAGTAGTAGATGATATCTCTGGTGCTGGTACTTTAAAAAAGGAGTTTAGGTGGAGTACTTCTAATAAACTAAAGACTTCTTGGATGGATGTTTCCGAATTAAGCGGAGCCATTCTTGATCCATGTAATGAATTGTATGTAGATTTTCGCTATACTTTAGTAGCTGGCTTTCCTGTTACTATTAATGACATATATGTTGAATTTACTCAGTGTGAAGACGCTGACGATAAATTCTTAGGATATCGCCCCCCTTTAACTGTTTCCGAGCAAGGAAACATCAGCAATCTTACAAAGATTGAAAACTTTACATTCAAGCCTTACGCGGTAAATGCAGCAGTTGCTTTGTATAAAGAACTGGCGTATACGATAAACCAAATGTTTGGTCATGATGTAATGTACGCGAGAGCGAATCCTCTCTATAATGGACGAGACTTTACTCTTCATGAGTGGACCTTGTATGATGTTGAAGATCCCTGCTGTGTTAAGGTATTGGTGCCAGGGAACGAATTCCCTGATAGCAAGATATCATTTAACCCAATGGGTCTTGACTTTGAAATGCCTTTTGAAATACAAATAGTCAAAGACTATTACGAAAGTATTTTTGGGGTAGGGACGGGACCACAGAAACGCGATATCATTTACTTCCCTATCGTTAATCGTATATATGAAATTGAGAGTTCTTACTTATGGAGAGACATCATGCAGCGAGAAGTTTATTGGAAAGTTTCTCTTAAGAAGTATCAACCTAAGTCCAACCGATACGAACCTACTGACTTGCGTGAACAGTTTGATAACTTAACATGGGACGCCGAAGAAAGATTTGGAGAAGAAGTCAGGGAAGATGAAATTAAGACTACTAAGCCTAAGCAATATGATACTAAAATCGGCTCCCGTGATTATGACCCAGTTAGATTAACTGTAAACGATGATCTTGTCATTTCACAAGGGGTTGTTCAAAACTACAGTATATACCTTTCAGAATCCCAATATGACTTAAGATCGATATTCGATATAGATAAACCTATTAATGCTGTAGTTTACCGAGAAAAAGCTGTATTCCCTATTGATGCAACAGAAGAAAGATCTTTAACGGGGTGGTTTAATGAATTGAAGCCAAAGGTTATCATACCTAAAGATCCTATTAAAGGTATCATTATGATTCCTCCTATGACTCTTCCTAAGCAAATTACATTTAACATACCGGTACAAAATCGTGACTATGAACCAGGAGATATAATCAAAATAACTCGGTACAATGGGTTTAGTTTATACGGAAAGTTTTTAAGTAAAGTTTCAACCATGAATGGTTTAACCATAACTATGGAAGTTCCGCAAGCTGTCTTAGATTTTGTAGCAAGTACTTATTCAACATGGCACTTGCAATCAGGTTATACTGCTGAGAAGTCAAGCGAAACAGTTTTACTCGACGGTTATGATGAAGCTAGTAACTCAGGTTGGAAGTTCTCTTTGTATGCTAGCAGATATTTTGTATTTAAGTCACCCGCTGAAGAACATGTGTTTGCTCTCCCAAACAATGTTATAGAGGGTTCATGGTATGCATTCTTTTTGAATGTAAGTAATTACTATAATCAAATATCTTTGGATGTCTGGATAAGAAAGTGGAACGAGACTGAAGTTACCCCACAACAAACTACAGATCTGGAGAATATATACTCAAAGGCTATAGTTGCTCCTGCAAAACCTAGAACAGCAGGAAGCGGTGATTACAATTACAGGTTACCTGCTAGCAACTTGCTGTATACTAACATAAGACTATTTAACAAAACTGAAACCGATCTAATGAAACAGATGACAATCTTAAATCAGACAATCGTACAAGATACGCATTATGCGATAATTATTGATAACGCTGTGCCGAGATTGCTGTTGCCGTGGAGCGGTAAAACTAAATAATATGCCAAGAAAAGATACACCAGAGAGAAAGCGAGAACTTGACTTAAAAGACGAGCTCGAGCGATTAATCGCAATCGACACCACCGAGGTTCAAAACGCGGTCCAAGAAGCAAGAAGCATTCTTCCCTCAAGAACTGCGTCAGGGTTCCTCGATTACCACCGTGTGAAGGAAGAATCTGACAATACATCGACTAGCATAGTCGATTCTATTGCTGAGTTTTATCTTGACCGAGATATCATATCAGAAATTCCGTATGTCAAGCAAAAGAATTCCGTGGATAAAATCACAGTTTCTAATTTGCTTTTTCAAATGAAGACGGCTGAACACGCTATCATTAAACTTCTTGAAGAAATTGACAACGGAAATACTCACCCACGAACTTTTGAAGTTCTTGCGTCATTACAAAGGTCAAAGATGGAAATTGTAAAACATCTCGCCCAATTTATGGTAATCATGGAGCAAAACTACAAAAACTTAAAAGAAGACTACCGCATAAAGAAATCGGAAGAACCTACTTCGTTATCAACCGGTGACTATTCTGTTGAGGTTGATAACGGCGGTGCACAGTTCAGAGGTGGTAAGCAACTAATGGAGATCTTAAGAGAAGCTGTACCAGAAAAGAAAGCAGAAGCAGTAATTAAAAGGGATAAAGATGTCGAAGACGGGCAAAGTTTGGAACAGTAAGAAGATTAATGAAATGGTCGGAAGAATAGATAGCGGTCTTACCGCTGACTTCTCTCCTTTCTATGATCAAAACACTGCGTATCGTGCAGCTGATGTAGTTTTTGAGTATTCACAAGAAGAGTTACAAGAATTGGCTAAGTGTGCTGCTGATGTAGTTTACTTTGGTGAAAAGTATTGTTTCTCTATGACAGATGAAGGGGTTAGGAGAATAACACTTCGTGATTACCAAAAAGACATGCTCAAAGGATTCCAGGAAAATCGTTTTTCTGTCATGCTTGCATCACGCCAGATCGGTAAGACTGTGACATCTTCAATCTTTATTGCGTGGTACCTATGTTTTCACTACGATAGGAACTGCATGGTTGTGGCTAACAAGTTAGCCACAACTAACGAAATTGTTGATAAAATTAAAGTAATCTTAAAGAACTTGCCTTTCTTTATGAAGCCAGGCATCGTAAGTGGTGGTGTAACAGGTATGAGATTTGACAACGGTAATCGTCTATTCTCACAAGCAACTACCAAAACAGCGGCTATTGGTTTTACCATTCACTTGTTATTCGCGGATGAGTTTGCTCACATTCACAGCAACTTCTTATTGCCTTTTTATCGTTCAATTTATCCAACCTTATCATCTTCCCAAATATCCAGGATGATTATATGTTCTACTCCAAATGGTATGAATCTCTTTTACGAGATATACCAAGGAGCTTTACAAGGAAAAAATGCATTTCATCACATACGCGTCGATTGGTGGCAAGTACCAGGAAGAGATGAAGAGTGGAAAAAACGAGAAATTGCCAACCTTGGTAACGAAGAATTATTTAACCAAGAATATGGAAATCAATTTCTTGCGTCATCAAGACTTCTCTTATCAAGCGCAACTCTAAACTTTATTAAAAGAATAGCAAAAAACTATAAATACGTCGAGATCGATGATCTGATAGATTACCCAGATCTAGCTGAGGTTTTAAAGTGGCACCCTGAATACGACCCGACTGACCTTAGTGTCAAAGACGATAAAATGATATTCGCTATAGACATTGGCGATGGGGTAGGTCGTGACTTCACAGTGATAAACATATTTAAGCTAGAACCTAAGTCACCTGCTATGATAAGGCAAACTCGAGACTGGGCTGATGAAACCAGCTTTTTTAGATTAAAGCAAGTTGGTATGTTTAGGTCAAACAAGTTATCCGTGGAAGAAATGGCTAAGTGTTTAGAAATACTTACGTTTAGCTTGTATAATCACGAGAACTGTAAGATTGTGATGGAGATTAATTTCAAGGGTAACTTGGTTTTCGAAAGACTATCAAGACATCGAGAATTTTATCCTGAGATTTTCTTATATACCAAGCATTCTATCGCTAATGATCAAATGAAACTTGGGGTAAAGATTCAAAAAGACAATAAAGAATCATATTCTCGAGAACTTAGAAATTTCTTACATAACAAAAGGATTGTTTTAACAGAATCCAAAACATTTGAAGAGTTGTCAGCTTTTGGTATAAATAATGCAGGACGGTACGAATCGCAAATGGGGCATGATGATGTTGCTATGACTTGCGTCAATCTTGTTACTTACTTTGACTCTATTGACTTTTATGAAATGGTAGAGGACATGTATGATAAAGTTGATGAAGCAACAAAAAAGGCTGTTGAATTGCGTATGTCAACAGAAGGAAGTGGTGAAGACGTCATGGATGTATTTCGTGTTATTAAAAACTTCGACCAGTCTTTTATCAGCGGGCAGAAATTTTCTTTTGGGGATAAGTTGAGAGGCAAAGGGCCAGGTAGAACTTATTAAAAAAATGAATAAACATAAGATATATAGAAAAAGGAATCATACAGGTTCGACAAAAAATAATAGTATAAAGAATGGCTAAAATCACTCTTGATCTTAACAGATTCAAAGCATCTGGAATATACACAATCGAGTTCGATGCTTCTGAGTTTATCGTTGTATCAACTCAGACAATCCGCTTGGTCGTTGGGTTTTCACGAATTGGCCCTTTTAACTCTCCGGTGTTTTTGCGGGATATTCGCACAGCAAGAAGAGTTTTCGGTACAATAGACTCTTCACTTGAAGCTCGTGGATCTTTCTTCCATCGTGCAATTGAAACTTCACTCGGAACAGGTCCAATCTTCGCATTAAACCTCTTACCACTAAACAATGTCCCAGTTAATGAAGGTGGAGACGCAGTAGATTATCGATCATTTGCACTTGCGGCAAATGAAAACAACGGTGACATTACTAGAGCACTCTACGCTTCTTTCTACAACAAAGAAAGATTCTTCTATCCAGACACAGATTACCTACAAGCAACTGTGGATAGCAAACCAGCTAACCGCGGTAGATTGTTTAACGTAGTAAACCTTGGTCAACAAGCGCAAAGCGTAATCATCAGAAAATCAACAAATGCTAGTCAGTACAATGTTACTGCTCAAGACTATTTTGGTGCTGATGAAATACCAACATTCGTTTACAAGTCTGACTTTATGTCTGATTATTTCGTAGACGTATTCATTGTACGCGGCGACTGGACTAACTTGCCTCTACTTGCAAAAGATCCTCTTTACAGCAAGTTCTTTGACTTACGTGGTCTACGCGCTGATCGTCTTAACTCATTCTTGTCCCTTGATGGAATTACATTAACAGGTTCATTTACAGGTTGCATTATACCTGACTTCCTTGATAACAACGGAAGTAATCAATCTATCGATGTAATCGTTAATCAACAAGTTGCTACAACTGGTTTATTCCTAAACATCAACCAAGACGTTCTAGAAGATTACGCCAATTCAACTTACAAGGTTGATATGATTGGTAATACTTTGATTAACACTACTGACGATATTCTTGACTTCTTGTCATACAACACTCCTATAAAGTCGGTTCTTTCCTTCACCGGTAAAGATGACAACCTTTTATCACAAACGACTCTACAATCATTTGGCCCTCTTACAGGATCTGTTGAACCATACATACGCTCTGTTGCTACAGGCGGTGCTGCTGGTAAATTTGGAAACGTTCTTGTATTACCTCGACCTATTCCAAGTGACATCATCTTCACACCTTCACAGTGGGACTATATTGCTTCTGTACTAAACACAAGATCTCTTGTTTTATCTAACGGTGCTTTAACAATTAACGACAGTGATACTCCTAATGACTACGTTAAAGTAAGTAACATTGTTGACACAGGAACCGACTTGTTGATTTACTTGTCAAACCCTGTTCGTCAAGATAAAGATTACTACAGCGCTCTTTACGGAACTGGTCCTGAAAGTGATTACATCGAAGAAACTGTTGCTGCAGCAGTTCCTACCTTAGCTAACACTATCGACATAAAAAGCTTTAGTAACCTTACTCCTGTTATCACAGTCGGAGATGTGATCTTGGTTGAAGCTCCTGGGTATACAAAGTACTTTGAAATTGCTTCTTACATACCATCCTTTTCTCCTGGTGTAGACCGAATCATCGTAAACACTTCATTAACAGTTGGCGGGCCTCTTTGGTTAAACAAATGGTGTGTAGCCGGTTTTGCTGCTGATGAATTCGCTGCTTACCAACAGCCTAGTGCTCTTAGAGTAACAGTTTGGGCTACAACAGAGGTAGGTGCTCAAGATTTGATTCCTAACCTGCAACAAGGTTTCGGTAATACTTTTGGTTACATTGCTGAATGTGCTTCTACTATCGCAAACGTTGAAGGTTTAGGACAAACTACTAATGCCGCAGCAGAAAATAATGTAACAATTACCGACGCATCATCTGGAACTGTTTACGGTACAGCTCATATCTACGGTACTTTTGCTACTACCGATGCTTACGATTTAGTTTTATCATCCCCTACTTATGGTGGAGTCAACATTCTTACTGCTGCTGGTCTAAACGCATTTACTGTATTAGGTGTTGCTGCTGCTGCACAAGTAATCATAACACTTCCCGGTGGTCAACAATTTACAGGATTCGCTGACCCAGCTGCTGTTGTCGGTGTTGATCCTACATTAACAGGTTCTAACATTGCAACTATTTCGTACATCGAGTCTTATCCTGGTTCAAAATTGTCTAAAAACATTAACGGAAACCTTTTAGTTGACGGAGATCGTGTTAAGTACGGTTCTGGTGCTTCACAATACAACTACTTAAACGTAGATTCTATTTGGGGTAAAAATATCAATCAGTACTCAAAAGTTGCTTACGGCTTACCAGGAACAATCGTTCGCCAGTTCGCTGATACAGCTTTACAAAACCCTACTACAAACTTTGCTACTCTTGATAACACTTACATCGATACAACAATTCAGTTACCTGCTGCTCTTGGTGAAAATGTATTTGCTGCATATTCTTCGTTGGCTAAAAACATTCAGTCGAACATTGCGATTGAAACCCCAGGACTTTACGGCGGCGGTAAGAAATTCAAACTTAGCCAAACAAATTCTGTTAATCTAGAAGTTGGAGATTTCGTTGTGAATAATGACATCGTTTCTCCTAAACTTACAAGAGTTACTTCTAAAGTTAAGAAATTAGATCCTGCTACAGGATCTCCTTATTTTGAATATACTGTAATTGAAGTACCTGGTACTACAACTACTTCGGGTATTTCTTATATTACTAAGTTTACACCGATTCAGAAATTTGCTGATCGTTTCCAATTCACTCAGTTATCTGGGTTTAAGATGACAGATTATCATATACCTGGTACTCCTGCTCAACTTGAAAAAATACTTAGTGTTCTTGAGACTACAAACATTGGTGAAACTCTTGCTTCAAGAGACGTGATTCAATTCCGTTACATCATTGACACATTCAATGGTGGTCTTGAGCCAGGAATGGGCCCAAAACAATACTTGAGTCGATTAGCTAAGAATCGTCAACAGTGTCTAGCTTTATTGAACGCCCCTTCTATGGCTGAATTCCAAGCAAGCACTGACCCGCGATTCACTGAATTACCTGACGCTGCTTCAGGAAACCCTAAACCAGTGCTTAACACCGAGTACATTTCTACAGGTGGTAACTTAAGCCTTGGTCCAAGTTATACTTGGGGTTTACCTGATGAAGAGAACGGTGCTAAATTTATTGGGGTCTTCACACCTAACGTTATCCTTAGAGAAAACGGTAAGAACATCAGTATCCCACCTGCTGCTCACGTTTCTAACAACTTCGTTGCTAAATTCGTGAACGGAACCCCTTATGCTATCGTCGCTGGTCCAAGAAGAGGTGTTATTTCTGACCCTAAATTCGTAGGACTTGAATATGACTTCTTGTTGAAGGACCGTGAATATCTCGAACCAGCAGGTCTTAACCCCATCGTAGTTGTTCGCAACGTTGGTCCAATGATCTTCGCTAACCAGACTGCTTACCAAAGAACTTTATCAGCATTCAACAACTTACATGTTCGTGACTTGCTTATTACAGTTGAAGAAGGTGTTATTGAAATCTTACAAAACTACTTGTTTGAGTTTAACGATGCTGCTACACGTCTTGAAATACGCACAATCATTGAAACATATCTTGATGTTGTAAGAAACGCTGGAGGTATTCAAGCATTCTCGGTTATTATGGACGATACCAATAACACTAACGAAATCATTGACCAAAACTTTGGTATCATTGACATCGGAATCGAGCCAACGAGAGGGCTACAGAAATTCGTTAACCGTATTACAGTTCTTAAGACTGGTGCAATCGCTTCAGGCGGATTTGCTGCAGTATAAGAAAGATATATACATTGAATAAATAAAAGAAAACTAAAATACTATGGCAGGATTACCGCACTATAGAAATTCCAAAGCCGCCATGGCTCAGTACGAGCCGGTGTACTTGGCACAGTTTGAGGTTACACTACAGCCTCCTGCTGCTGTTACAGGCTGGACTCTAGTAATGGAAAACGTTCTTAAAGTTGGTGGAGTTGATGTTAACCGTTCACCGGCAGTTGTTGAACAAAAATACAAATCAGCTAAACGTTCGTTTGCTGGTGGTATGGTAGATGCAACTACTTGCGATGTACAACTTGATTTCGAAGTCAACCTTGACGATGCAAACTCAATGTATTGCTACAAAGCACTTCGTAAATGGTGTGATCTTATCTATGATCCACTTACAGGAAGAATGGGATTGAAAAAGGACTACACTGGAGGACCGATGATCATCAACTACTTTAACAAGAATGGTGATATCTTCCGTCAGATTAAGTTCCCGATATGTTTCCCAACATCGCCTATCACTCCTATTGAAACAGATTTTGGTAGTAACGATATCTACAAAATCACCGGATTCACATTACGTTGTGATTACTGGGAAGAGACAATTCTCTAATCTTAATCAAACTACTACAAAGGGAGCTCTGGCTCCCTTTTTTTATTCACAAATTTCCCAAAAATAAGAACTTTTCTTGCCAATGGATATATAATTAAACAAAACCATTTTATATGTCAGAAGAACAAAACAACGACTTTAAAGAGCAGATTGAACGAGAAGCCAAATTACTTGCCCAGCAAGAAGAAGCTGCTGCTGCCGCTGCTGCTAAAAAAGTTGAAGTTGAAACTGTTGCAGAAGATCCCGTTCTGATTGCACAACCAACTTCACTTGGTAAAGCAGAGAAGTTCAAAATTTATGAGGAAGAAGATCCAATTGCTAATGAGCTTGGTTGGAAAACTGTTCCATTAGAAAACCTACCATCAGGGGGTATGTTTTACGAACCGGGGACACAAGTTGCTATTCGTTCTGCATCAGTTGCTGAGATACGCCACTGGTCAACGATAGACGAAAATGACTTATTAGGTGTTGATGACATGCTTAACTTTATTGTTGATAAGTGTGCTCGCATTAAAGTGCCTGGTAAACCCGGTACATACAAAGATCTAAAGGAAATTGACCGTTTCTATCTAATCTTTGCTATTCGTGACTATACATTTAAGAACGGTGAAAATAAAATGTTTGTAACTGTTACTAATGATGAAGGTCTTGAAGAAAGAGTAGAAGTAACTAAAGATGTTATTGATTACTTTAATGCAGATGAGAGATTAATGAATTACTTTGATAACAACGATCGTTGCTTTGATATTCGTATGAAAAACGGTGAAAATTTCAAAATGTATTTACCGTCTCTTGGAACAATGCTATTCATCAAGAATTACTTAAAGCAACGTCAACAAAGCGGTACAAACTTTGATAAATCTTTCGTTAAGTACGCACCTTTTCTTTTTCCGGATTGGAAAAGTGTTAATCAGAATGTGTATGATAAAGCTGTGCAAGAATCGTATACATGGTCATTGCAAAAGATCTCCGTTATGGATAAATTAGTTGACATGCTAGCATCTTCGGTTAAACCGCAAGTTCGCTATCGTTCAATGAGTGGGACGGAGGCCACTGCTCCGCTTAACTTTCAGTCAGGAGTCAAGTCTATTTTCCTTATTTCAGATATCTTTGGAGAATTGGTTTGAGGTTGAGTTCCTCATGCTTAAAATTCTTCGTCTTCAACCGTCTGAGCTTGATCGCTTCGAATTTTGGAGAGCAGAAATGCTGATGGACAACCTTAAGAATTGGAACGAAAGGGAAAATGAATCCAGAAAGCAACAGGAAAAAGAACAGCAATCCACTAGCGGCATGGATGATGCTAGACGCGGAGCTGCTGATATGATGAGAAACGCTAACCAAGGTTTACCTTCATGGGCGCAATCATCAAGCTTTAACCCCGGAAGCTTTAAAATGCCAAGTATGCCGAGTATGCCGAGTATGCCGAGTATGCCGAAGTTTTTCTAAAAATATAGACTTTCGCCTAAGACCCGAGACCGTTGTGTCTCGGGTCTTTTGATATATACAAAAATCACAATAGACAAACCCATAGATGGCGAATGCAGATGCACAGTATATAGGTCAACAACTCAATAAGCTTTTAGGCCCAGGTGCACCTATCAACGCGATTCTTGAAAAAATTGAAAAGAATACAGGTGGCAAAGGTGGCAAGGATGACAAGGGTGATGACAAAGGCAAGGAAGAAAAAAAGGGAGAAAAAATCGATGCGGGTGATATTGCTTCATCAGCAAAAGCCTTGGCAGAACTTATTAAAGCACTTTCCGAGGCAGAATCTATAGATAAGAGTTTAGGGTCTAATGTTGCAATCGTTATCAACGATATCGTAACTGCATTAGATGAAGCCACCAAGGAAATGGATACTGAGAAGATGCAAGCAACAGCTGATCTTATGAACGCTATCCTTGGTAACGCAGGCACGTTTATGAAAGACATGGCTGCGATGTCTGTCTTGACGCCTTTATCTATGGCGGGTGCTGCTGGTTTTGGGGCAACAGTTGCGATGACTCTGCGTATTTTATCAGGGGTTCTTATGAACGCCACAACAAACATGGCCGCTGTTGTAGAACTTATGGGCGTAGCCGGAGGGGCAGCGCTATTCGGTCTTGCTATGGCTGCGTGGTTATTTTTAGCACCAATGGCTGCTTTAGGCGCATTGGTATTCTCTGTTGTAGTATTTGCCATGTTATCACTATTTAGTTTGCTAGCTGCGTCTGCGGTCACTAATGTAGCTGCAGTAGCAGAGCTTGTAGGTATAGGTGGCAGTGCTATTATGTTTGCATTGGGAATGACTATCATATCGCTACTCATGGTCCCTTTTGCGAAAGGTGCATTGGTTTTTGCAATCGTTGTTGCTGCCATGATTCTTATATTTGGATTGGTTGCAATGGCAGTGCCTCAGCTTGCAATAGCCACTGCTGGTATTGCTGCAATAGCTGGTACTGCGTTCCGTTTAACTTTAACATTCATTCTGATAGGATTTTTTGCTAAACAGTTTGCTATAGGTGCCTTGGTATTTGCTTTAACAGTAGGAGCTATGCTCCTTATATTTGGAGCAGTAGCCAAGCTATTTCCCGCAGTGCTCACTGCCGCTGAAGCAATCAGCATAATTGCAGGTGTTGCATTTAGGTTAGGTTTAACATTCGTACTTATAGGTTTATTTGCTAAAACGTTCGCTATCGGTGCGCTTACCTTCATATTAGCGATGGGGGTTCTTTTACTCGTGATGGGAGCAACCGCCGCTTTATTCCCTGAAATAACGCTGGCAGCAACTGCTATTAACAGTATGACTAAACCTATCCTGAGTCTCACTGTTGCATTACTTATCGCAGGGCTATTTCCGATGAAAGTTCTTTTGGGCGGTGTAGTAATTTCGGTAGCAATAGCTCTTCTTTCCGGTGCTTTTGCGCTTGCGGGACAGGTTGCGGTCTGGATTGACTTTGGTGCTCAAGCGGTTCAAAAGATGGTAAACCCTACCATGCTAATTGGCGCTGCTGCTCTGGTTGCTGGTTTCTTCGCACCGCAGATAATTTTGGGAGCTGGTGCGCTTGCCATTAGTATTGTACTATTAGGTGGTGCATTTGCTCTTGCGGGTATTCCTGTTATTGCTGCAGCGATACATTTAGGGTCTTTTACTCTTGGCAAGGCAAGTTTCCCTTTAATGATATTTTCTGCCGTTCTTGCTATCTATTCTTTCCTCGACGCGCCGAGAGTAATCGCTGGCGCAGCAGCACTTGCTGGATCCATCATACTGCTAGCCGGCGCATTCGCGATATTTGGTATACCTCTTTTAGCTGCCCTTGTTATTATTGGATCCATTGCTCTCGAAACGGCAGCTATACCTTTAATGGTATTTGCTGGCGTGGTTGCAGTAATTGGTTCGTTACCTGGAATAAACATGGATAACATACATGCTCTCGCTGACTCTATTTCTGTATTAGGTCTTTCGGTAGCTTCTTTGGGCTTTCCTTTGATAGCTCTTTTTGTGATTCTTGGTGGTACGTCTTTGGTTTTTGCATCAGCGGGGATAATTGCTTTAACAGGAGCAGTCGCGGTATTTAATCAAGTCAAGTATGATAAGAAAACTGGTCAGCTGATGGGAGATATGATAACTTCATTGGCTTACGCAATACTTGAAGGCTTTGCTATCATGGGCAATCCTATTTCAGCATATCTTATTATGTACGGTTCTATAGCAATGGCAACCGCAAGCTATGCAATAACAACATTAGCGGAGGCTGTTGCTAAGATTGCCAATCTTGAAGTTACCTCAATGGTGGTAGCTAATCCTGGAACAGATAAAGCTCAACTTGTTTTAGGAGAAACTCGTAAACTCAAGAAAAGCGACTTTAAAGACGCTGCCAATAACATCAAGTTAATGATTACTACATTAACAGGCCCTTTAATGGAGTTTGGTATGGCTGCTTCAGTTGGTAGTAGTTGGTTTACAAAAGGCATTATGCAGAAGGGTCTTGAGATGATGCCTATTATGGCGGACTCTATTGCTACGCTTGCTGAAGGTGTAGCTAAGATGGCTAACCTGGAAGTAATGACCAACGTTGTAATCAACCCTGGGACAGATAAAGCTAAACTTGTGATGGGCGAAGTTAGAAAACTTGATAAGTCTGACTTTAAAGAAGCTAGTAAAAACATCAAGTTAATTCTCACCAGCTTAACAGACCCTCTAATGGAATTTGGTAAAGCTGTTGACGAAGGCAGTGGTTGGTTTACAGCAGGTTACATTGAATCCGGTCTTGAAATGATGCCTAAACTTAGCGACTCTATGGTAGTTCTTGCTGAGGGTGTAGCTAAGATGGCTAACCTGGAAGTAATGACTAACGTTGTAATTAACCCGGGCACTAAGGACGCTAAACTTGTCATGGGTGATGTTAGAAAACTCGATAAGTCTGACTTTTCAGCAGCTGCCAAAAACATAAATGCTATTCTTAGCGCAATCACTTCGCCCCTTATGGAATTCGGTAAAGCTGTTGACGAAGGAAGTAGTTGGTTTAGCGATGGCTACATTGAAATGGGTTTAGATATGTTTGGCAAGCTTTCGAGTAGTATGGTTACTCTTGCTAAAGGTGTTCAGCAGATGGCTAGTCTTGAAGTCATTGAAAACGAAGTGATTAACAAGGGCACTAAGGACGCAATGATCGTACCTGGAAAAGTCATTAAATTAAATGAAGGGCACTTTACAGCTTCTGCTACAAACATAGGTGCTATACTTAGTAACATTACATCGCCTCTTATGGACTTCGGAAAAGCTCTTGATGAAGGAAGCGGTTGGTTTAGTGACGGGTACATTGCTACTGGAGTTGAATACTTTGGCATTTTAACAGAATCTTTAACAACGCTTGCTACCGGTATTCAGGGGATGGCTAATCTTGAAGTCACTCAAAACAAAGTGATTAACAAGGGTACTAAGGAGGCAATGATCGTGCCTGATAAAGTGACAAAGCTCCAGGAAAGCGATTTCAAAGCTGCTGCTACTAACATAGGCACCCTTCTCTCTACGCTAACAGCACCACTTACTAATTTTGGTATTCAGCTTGAGGGTGGAACAGGCGGAGGCGGATTCTTTTCCTTTTTTGCAGATGCAATAAGTCCTAATTACATGCAGATCGGTCTTGAAGGCTTAGGCACTCTATCTGGCTCATTAACAGGCCTTGCTGAAGGGATGGCCAAGATGGCCAACATGGAGTTCATAACCCAAGAAATAGTTAATAAAGGGACACCTGACGCTAAACTCGTCCCCGGCAAAGTAATGAAAGTTACGCCGCAAATGATGGAACAAGCTGCATTAAGCGTAGGAGCGCTTCTTGCTGGTATGACTTCTCCGCTAACTGACTTTGGTATTGCACTTGAAGGCGGGACGGGAGGCGGCGGAGGGTTGCTTGACTTCTTTGCTGACCTAGTCAGCAAAGACTACATGAGAATAGGTCTTGAAGGAATCGGCACTTTATCTGGGTCTTTGGGAAGTCTTGCAGAAGGAATGGCCAAGATGGCCAACATGGAATTCATTGAACAAACGATTGTAGGTAGAGGGACACCTGACGCTAAGGTAGTACCCGGCAAAATCAGACAGGTTACGGAGGGCATGATGACCCAGGCTGGTAAGAACGTGGGTGCTCTTATCGTGTCATTGACAGAACCACTTACTAACTTTGGTAAGCAACTTGAAGGCGGTACAGGCGGATCAGGTAGCTGGTGGGACTTCTGGTCAGATTGGGTTAGTCCTGACTATATGAGAATTGGTCTTGAAGGTCTTGGAACTCTATCGGAATCTTTGGGAGGTCTTGCTGAAGGTATAGTAAAAATGGCTAACTTGGAAGTCGTTGTAAATAAAGTGATTGATGACGGAAAAGGCGGAACCAAGATAGTTCCAGATTACGTAAGAAAACTATCTTGGGTCGACTTTGCTAATGCTGGATCAAATGTAGGAACTATACTTTCTTGGATAGCCACACCTCTTACAGACTTTGGTAAAGCTATGGAAGAAGGCAGCAGTTGGTTCTCTGGCGGGTATGTTGAAAAAGGACTTGAAGGTTTAGGTCTCCTTAGTGAATCTTTGGGTGGTCTTGCTGAAGGTGTTATCAAAATGGCACAAATGCAAGTGATTACTCAAAAGGTAATTAACCCAGGAACTCCCAAAGCAAAGGTTGTTCCTGACCAAGTAATAACTCTTAACGAAGGGCACTTTGAGCTGGCAGCAGCGGGTATTGGAAAAATCTTAGACGGTTTAGCTGGCCCTCTTGGCGATTTTGGTAGAGCATACGCAGGAGGCGGTAGTTTCTTTGGTATAGTCTTTGGCGATGTTAAGTCAGGTATTGAAGCGATGGGTGAAGTAGCTGAACCAATTGGCGTACTAGCTGACGCAATCATCAAGATGGGAAGCGGGCAATTTGTTCAACAAGAGGTTGTTAAAGATAAGAAAGGAAATCCTAAATTGGTGCCAGGAAAGGTTATTAATTTCACTGACATGGTTGCTGACGCTAAAGTTAACTTGTATGATATCTTAACATTTTTTCCAGGCGCATTATCAGAAGCTGGTCATTTGGCACACGCAAACTATGAAGGACTAACCCACATGATGTGGCATCTTGATAATACGATAAACCCAACATTTGAATTGTTGATTGAAACTACTGAATTGTATTCTGAAGCTACCGCTGTGATTATGAAAGTTCGTGCAAAATATCCTGAAGTATATGGACTAGAATTTGCTGGAAATTCTCCTTTCATATGGCCAGTTAAACGTTACATATCCGGTGCTGAACTTATTTCAAAAAGTGTAGGTGTGTTGAAAGACGCCTTGTGGAATTTCCACACTTATATCAATCCTGGTTTACAAGAAAACGTTACGGCATCATTGCTTTATTACAGAGCAACTGATATATTTCAAAAGGCCAAGGACAAAAACATCCCGATGGATCAACTAATACTTTCCTTCGATGTAAGTATGTCAATACTTGGCAGGACTATGAAAAGAGACATGAACATACCTGCGCTGCAAAACCTATGGCACTTTACCAATCAGATGCAAAGACTTTCTAACATGGTCACACCATTTGAAAGATTCACAAAGGCGTTTACACAATTTGCTAAAGACATGGGTACATTCAGTCACAACTTCATGGTAATGACACCTGATGGTATAAATGCTTACAAAATTTGGACTGACGCTGTAGTTACAGTCGCAAACACCGACTTTAGTCTTATTGAATCCAAAATACAAGCTATGCGTGATATTGCTGCTAGCATCTATAAGGCGGGCGATCCGGAGATTCCTGGAGCGGATTTGACGCAAACCCTGGGAGAGAAATTAGGGGCTATAGGCAACACTGCACAAAACGTTGTATCTTCCCCGACCCCAGGTTCAATTGTCGGAGGCGGAGGCGGAGGCGGAGGCGGCGACGCCACCGCGATTGCACAAGCCGTTAAATCAGCGCTTTCTAACTTAACTGTACAAAACTTAAACGTTACAGGTGTAATGAATACATCTGACAGAAGATTAAAAGATAACATTAAACTTATAGGCGTTTCTCCGTCAGGCATTAACATATATGAATTTACATATGTATGGGATAGCAACACAAGATTCATAGGTGTCATGGCTCAGGAGTTAATTGGCACTGAATGGGAACACGCAGTTGTTCTCGATGAACACGAGTACTATGCAGTTAACTACTCTATAATTGATGTAGATTTCTGTTTAGCAGATGAATATATACAATATGAAAATGACAAGATTTAGTGACTGGGAGAAAATGAAGTATTCGGCTAATGAAGAGGCGAATGCTGACACAAGCGGGGCCAACGCTGAGTTACTTGCTCAGATTGCTGACCTCACTAACCAACGTAAAGCTCACATAAAGAACAAGCAAGACTTTGAAGCTCAAATCTTAGAAATCGACATTAAGTTACTTAAACTTGAGGTAGATAAAAACAACTTAAAAGAGAAGCGCAAGCAATTAGCAGGTGCTTCTGAAATCGCAAAGCAGAAAAGAACTGAAGGAAAGAATTATGAGCATTAAGAAAAAGACTCCTAAATTCGATAAATTCGAAAAAGGGATGACAAGTGACTACACGCCTCCTAAATACGTAGTACAACCACCTGTTAACGACAAGGGTTGGGAAATGTTTTCAGCGGCTTTTAATAAACAAAAAGGATACTTTACACCTGGAATAAAGAGTTCTAACAAAGAACTCGATGAACACGAGTACTAAAGCAAATAGAAGACATTAGAAGAATCTTAACGAGAGGTATGGGTATTAACTCATACCTCATTCTTTTTTGTAACAGATGTCATCTACTTTATATATTGTACCGAGAACTAAATTCAATATCTTAATATAAATACTATAACACGAGAAACACATGAACGATAAAGACAAAACAAATTACTTGCGACAAAAGCTTGTCAGCTTCAGAGCTAACCCCGGCGAGGATGAGTCTGGTCCTAAAGAGCCAAGCACGAATGAAAATAAACCAGAAAAGAAAATACCGCAGCTTAGCAAAATCTTTCAGTTAGTTTTCATGTACCTTGCTTTCTATGGAGCACAATACATTATTTTAAGTAAGTATGTCAACCCAGAATTAACACTTAACTTCTTTGAAGCAGGTATAATATATTTATGTATAACATCCCTATTTAGAAAAGCGTGAAAAAAAGAATCATACTGATTGGAAAGTCAGCAGCCGGTAAAGATCACGCAAGAAAGATATGCGAGCAGTGGTTTGGTATGCCTTATCAAGTATCTTACACAACAAGACCACCAAGAGATGAAGAGACCGATGGGTCTGACTATTACTTTTTGAGTAAGAGTGAGTTTAATGATATGATAAAGAAAGGTTTGTGGTTTGAGTACGTTGTGTTTAATGACTGGTACTATGGAACCACACACGAGCAATTTCACACACTTAACTCAGTGTTCATTATGACACCCGTGGGTTTATCACATTTATCAGAACAAGACAGGCGTGATTCACTTGTCATATACTTTGATATACCGCTCGAGTACAGAAAGAATCGCATGTATGAAAGAGGCGGAAACGCTGATAGCGTAGACAGAAGAATTGAAGCTGATGAAGTAGACTTTAAGTTTTTTGAAAACTACGATATATCAATATCCAATCCATTCTATAAGATTGGAGATCTTTATGAAGCCATTACTGAATGGATGGACCTGCCTAACACAAACGAACTGTTGTTGAAAAATGTAAGCAAAATTTAAGAACTATTTACAAAACCGTTATATAAACAATAAATCATTAACTTCAATCATGAAAAACTACACAGTAACCCCAGAGTTTAAGACGCGAGCAACAGCTCTTTTGAACACTAAGAAATTTTCCGCAGTGTTCCCTTACATGAACCTAATCAACCGTGACGGTTTTAACTACAGCGAACAAGAACTAAATTCAATCGTCCAGTTCGTCGGGGAGTTTCCTTACAATGAAGTAGCTGAATTTTTCCAAATTCTACCTACGCAAATTAAAGAATCAGCAAAGGAAGAAATAACACAAGAATCAGCTGAGCCGGTAGCAGAAGAATCTGAGACAAAATAGTCTGAATGACCCCCCGAATAGTTCAAAAGGTAGACACGTTTGTAAATATACTTGAACAGATATCCAAGCTGTCTACGTCTTCTCGTCTCAAAGTTGGCGCAATATCGGTTCACCGAAAGTTTCAGAAGATAGCATCTTTTGGCTACAACGGAAGCTTTCCTGATGCGCCTATTAATTCCACTACAGGTACTGAGGAAGAATCACTTGATCCTGGTTTATCAGGGTTCATTCACGCAGAGGTGAACATGATAGCTAAATTTCGTGAGAGTGATCCTGAAAACTACATTGTTTTACTTAGTCACTCACCGTGTAGTGTATGTACAAAAGTCCTAGTAAATGCTGGGTTCAAGTACATATACTGGATCGAAGAATACCGCGAAACTAAACACCTACAAATACTTGACAATTACGGCATTATGTACGGTGACATAAAATCTCTCTACCAAGATTATTACACAACAATAAACCGTCGCTAAGTTGTTAATAACTTATTAGAAAAATGGTTTACTATATGAAAATTTTTAGTTATTTTTATACTGTAAACAAAAAATAATATATGCACGAAAAACAAACACTTCAAAGAATAGGTCTTAACTTTTTTGAAACTCGCACAGAAAAGGACTTCACCGCTGTTTACTACAGAATGAAACCTGGTATCAGTATGTACTTGCGAGAAATGCTACCAAACATGGACGATCGTGAAGAAGTTATCGCGACTACATTTGCCAAAGTCTGGGGCAAAATTCACCAATACGACCCTTATTGGAATTTTTCTACTTGGGTTTACCGAATCGCCCGCAACGAAGCTTTGCTATTCTTCCGCAGTAAAAAGAAAACATATTCATACGATGCAATGAAAGAGATGGGTATCAACGTTGAAGCCAAAGTGGGCTATGATATACCTGATTTTGCTGAAGATGAATTTGTAAATACTACTGAAAGATTACACGACATCGTTCTTGAAGAAATCAATAACTTACCAGACATGTACAAAGAAGTTCTTACTCTTCGTGAGGTTGAGAAAAAGAAATACGATGAAATCGCTGAAGATCTTGGCTGGAAAGTAAATACAGTAAGAACGCGCATACATAAAGCTCGCAGGTTAATCAGGGCTGAAATTGTCAAAAGAGATCCAGCGTTACTAAAAAAATACCAAGAAGCATTATGATTACATGGTTAAAAAATTTCTTTAAGGCTAGAGGTCTTCGTCTATTGTGGATAGACTTAAGTAATTGGAGATACGTAATGAAAACTATCAGAAAACACAAAAAAACCTCTGATTGGGAATCGTTTAATCTGAGAGCTGATTGGGTTGGGCGCATATACACGGTACTTAATCCTCAGTCCCCAACAGACGACGGGGACACGATTGAGATACTCAAAATTAAGTACGCTGATAGACTTAAACCAATGAACCTTTACATTGATAAAATTGGCTTAGGTTACTCAGTATCACCTGCCTACGAACAAGTAAATGATACTAATTCTTTTTTGATAGTTTATGTGCCAATCTTTAGTTACTTAACAGTTTGGAAAGTTTTTATCTGGTTAATTTTCGTATTAACATTTTTCTTAACTAAGTTAGATACATGGACATTCAGTGCAATTACCTATCTATGGGATCTTTTAATGAAACTCTTCTAATAAATAAACAAGATATATACAATGGACAAATCAAAAATTATGGAAACACAAGAACAACAAATTAATGCAAAAATCGTTTCTAAAAAAGAAGAAATAGAAGTTAGAAACGTCATGCGAGCCGATATGGTTAAGAAACTTAGCGAAAAAATCGAAGCAAAGGAAAAAGAAATTGAAAACAAGAAGTACATTATAGAAGGCGGTACTAAAACAGCATCTTCTATATTAAATTTCTTGAAGGAAGATGCTAGTTGGAAATTTAGCGAGGCACTCGGTGTGATTGAGGCAACTCGCCAAATAGAAGACGCGCAAAAGGATATTCTTAAGAATAAGACTAAAGAATTACTTATACCCGCTCTTGCTGTTGAAGCTGTTTACTACTTCTTAACCAAAGTTGAAGGTAAAGGCTTAACGAACGCAACTTCGTTTGTAAATGACCTTCTTAAGCCAGTGACTGACGCTCTTAGCCGTTCAAAAAATGATCGTGCTGAGATTGATCAATTGGTTAGAGATCGTGGTACTCTTGAGTCTGCTATTGACAGCGGGATAGATATCGAGAACGAAGATAGTGTGTTGAAAGAAATACAAGAAGAATTAACGAAATAACTATCGATGAAAAAGATTAATGAATTTGTAAGTACGCATGGTACTAAAGTACTTTTAGTAGTAGTCATATTGATATTCTTCAATACCTGCGGAAACCCAAATAAGTCTGTGAATAAAAGACTTGACACCCTTTCACAAAAAATCGACAGTCTTGAGCAGATAACAGTGACAAGAAAAGATTTACAGATTGAAGGCCTGAAAGTTGAGAAGCGAATGATTCAATCAACCGACAGAAAAATTCTTGATGTGCAGCGTCAATCTGCCATCGATGAAGAATTAAAGAAACTAGAAAAGTAATGAATACAAAAACGGTCAAATACTTTGTCATCGGGACGTTTGTCACCTTGTATGCTATTGTAAGTTTGATTTCTACTATCCACGTAATTGACTTTTTTAAGTTGTCAAACCCTGATTGGCTAGCAGTATCACTTGCTATTGCGTTTGAGATCGGGGCGGCAGCTTCTCTTGCTTCTATCATTGCTCTTAAGAAGATGAACAAGACTCTTATATGGGGGCTGTTTATCATTTTAACGCTAATGCAAATGATGGGAAACACTTATTTCGCATTTGTGAATCTAAATGATTACCAAGCCTGGGTTGACCTCTTTGGTTTGACAGATTCTGAACCTCTTTTCCAAAAGAGGGTTCTTGCTGTAATTAGTGGAGCAGTTCTCCCTCTCGTAGCACTAGGTTTTATTAAGTCTCTTGTTGATTACATTAAACCTAATGAAGATGATGACACAGATAACAAAGAAGTAGAGAAACGTGTGTGGGAAAAAGTAAATGAACTTCGAGAAGAAGGCAAACTTCCTACTCCTACAGAAGAAGATATTACAGACGAGCCAAGCGCTTTAGCCTTTACGCCGTATGAAATCGAAGATATGCCTGCAGAAGAACCTGATTACGCAGGAGGTGAAGTTGATCCTGAATTAATAGAAGCTCTACAAAAGTCAGGGGAACTTACGCAAAAAGATATTGAAAACTATAAAGAAAAATCTCGCACACCAGAAAGAGAGGGGAGAAAATCATTCATGAACCCTCAAATAATGCCGGGTGTGAATATGTAAAAGAACCGTTTATGTAAAATGTCAATCAAGCCACCTATTAAATGTCCACCTGACTACAGCATACTTGCTTTTAGAATTACTGAATGTAAGAAGGCCGGAATAGTCAAAGGGATTGAAACGCAGTTGTCCGTTGATCTTCAAAAACTGTTTGTACCAGTTACAAACTATGAAGAAAGGTCAATGACTCTTAAAGCAGGTGAGATAAAAAAGATTGACGTTTCAAGTTTAGGAGTTCAGTGGCCTCTTAATGAAAAGTTTGCATTTATTGCTAACGCAGATTTTTGCGGAGATGGCACTTCTCATTCTTACTCATTATATGACGTAGACTTAAATCTAATAGAAACGATATCATTTACCGTCGATGAAAACTCTGAGCCATTTATAGATTTCCAGACTGCTCTGTCTACGGCGATTAGCGGTTCTACAAAGATTAAGAACCTGGTATCATTCGATGCATCGCAGTTTGTCGGTCCCAATTCACCTTTATTTGTAACAGCGTCTAAGAGAGGTGTCAAGTATAGGCATGTATTTAGCTTTGACTTAGACGGTTTTGGCGGATACTTGCCATTCCCATTTGTTCACCCAGGAAATTTACTTGTACCGTATCTTAAGTATGAAAGACCGCGGGTTAAAATCATGCTAATATACCCAGATTACTACAAAGCAAATGTGCTAAGTTCATGTGGGTGTTTAGATGCATCTGGGGATATGAAATCAAATAAGAAGTATATTGAATACGCGTTTGAAGAAGATTACTTTAGAATTAAAAATCCTGGTTCTCCTATCACCGCTAACCCTATCCTAAATAACGCAAACGCTTCTGTTAACTGGACTTGGAATCAATCCAGTCCAGATCATATAGGTTATCACTTTGCTAAGGGTGATCTAATTAAAGCAAGTGGAAATAATCTAAGAAGAGGGTTAGTTAAAGAAATGGACGGTTACTTCTTTTCAACAGATATTGCTATAGGAGATAGCTTTCCTGCTTTAACGCAAACACTCTCACATGTATGGTCGCCCTCAGTCGTAACGTGGAGAAACATGGGTGATTTCTACTTACATACTACAGCGCAAGATATCACAGACACAGACAAGTTATACATAGAGTCATTGTGGCTTAAGAACCCACATGATTATGACTTACCTATCAAAATTATGTTAGCTAGTTAATGTATTACACAGATCAACAGCTTGACGAAGGAGTTGCTATTGCGGGCGGAGGATACACCATAAGTTGGGGGGATCTTGATGCAGCATATTGGAATTTACCAACTGAAAAACAATACTATGAGACTCTGTATATCATAGATCAGGGTAGTGATAGGACTATCAAAAGGCTTCCCGCAAATAGGCTACATACTTATGTTAGAAGTGAAGAATATCTCAATGTTGCTATTGAAGCTGTTGAAAGTCACTTACAAAAGAAAATGACTATAGAAGAAATTCCTATAATGCCCGAGGGAGAAGATGTTGCAGTAAATACATATATAACCAGTATAGGTGGAGAAAATGCACTAGATGCTGACTTACTTACTGCAAAATGGAAAGTAATAGGCACATGGGCAAGAAAAAACATTCTTGATGTAAACGATGCTTCATACTTAAAATTAGAGAGAGACGGTGTCTTTCTTATAGATGAAAATACATTCTTGGTACTATGACAGGGCCTTTTCGCAACAAAACAATTTATGACCTACCTTTACTTAACTCTATTTCTACCGGTGATTTCATTTTAGTAGGTAAAGGTGACGGTAGCGGATTGGCTACCATTGAGAGATCCTTTTTTGGCATAGGACGCACTGGACCCACTGGAGCGACTGGACCCACTGGCGTGACTGGACCCACTGGTGTGACTGGACCCACTGGACCCACTGGACCCACTGGACCCACTGGTGTGACTGGACCTACTGGAGTGACTGGACCGACTGGAGCTTCTTCAACAGTAGCTGGGCCTACTGGCCCAACCGGACCTAGTGGAGTGACTGGACCGACTGGAGCTTCTTCAACAGTAGCTGGGCCTACTGGCCCAACCGGACCTACTGCGCCTGGACCTACTGGACCTACTGGGCCTACTGGGCCTACTGGGCCTACAGGTATAGCTGGTCCTGGAGGCGCTTCAAATCTTCAGTCATGTAAGATTAACATTAACGGAACTTCAGGTTTATCTAATACTAATAATGGTGTTGATTTCTTAGTGCCATTTAACGGTACGGCATATAACACATCACCTGGAGATTTTATAGTATCCGGGTCAAAGATACAAATTGTTAATGCAGGCCGATACTTAATACTTGCAAGATACTCGAGTTATGATCTCACATCTGCTACAAACTTTATGAGAATTACAATTAGCTATTCAACCTTAAACAATGATATTGGTAATAAAGATGAACATCTAAATACTGGTTTTATCGGAACTACGCTTAACGGGGAGGCCACTAAACAAGGCGTTCATACTTTTCTTGCATCTGGTGGTGAATATATTGGTCTTGTTGCTTTTCACGTAGGAGCAAATGGAGGCGGAGGTGGAAACCAAGGGTACCCAGTATCTGATAATACGTTCTTTAACCAGCCATACTTAGAGATTGTAAAGCTTTCATAGAGTAAGTTTTTATACAATCAATCCACAAGATATATACTCAAAATAGAAATACAATAAGACATGATATACACAAGAATTTACCCTATGGCTGCAAGGTCTTATGCCCAGCAAACTGTAAAAGGGCGCTGCACTGTTACCGCCAGTTCTTCGGATATATCCGTAAGTGATGCAGCTTATGCTGCGGCATTAGCTGGTTATGTTGTAACCATTTATCAAGGAGATACATCCGACATTTTTGCAAGTTATCAAGTTGATGCATTAGTTGCACCTAATAGTTTAACACTGAAGACTATTACCGGAGCGGCGTGGACAGCACCAGCTGGATCCTCCGGACAATACGATTTTTTATTATTTGATCCTGATGCACCCAGCGCTAATGATTTTACACCAGCGGCTTTAGTATTTTCTACTGTTCCTGGTTCCGTTGGTTCTGGGGATGAGATGGAAGTTATTCTTGCTTCAGGACAGTACGCGGTATTACCTGGAGATATTTTTGTAGCAGGAGCAATATATGCAATTTCCATAAAGGAAATTCTAAATCCGGGTACTGCTAGAGGGTACTTACTTGGAAATGACGGTCTTAACGGGCGATCATTTATCTAAGAAAAAGATTTTTACAAAAAAGGTTTTGAAATATGGACCTTATAGACAGAGCCATTAGCAGAGTCATTAATATGATTGACTGGGCTAAGATAAAAGGCTACCATAAGAAACTTGGTATACTTTGGGAATTTGAGCATGATAAACAAATCATTCACAGAACACCAAACATACCAGAATTAAAAGAAGAACTAAGAAGTCTTCTCAATCATATGAATGAGGAACACCTTAACTACATTTCACATGGTAGTTGGGTAGTTTTCTGGGAGCGAGAGAGATCTAGCATAGGTGACATAAGAGTCATTTTCCGAATAATGGATTTTCACTTTGAGGAAAACCTCCAGTCACGAGAATCTATGGAAGCTGCTCTTAAACAAGCGATTGAGAGAGAAGACTATGAATACGCAGCTATCTTACGAGATGTGCTAAATAAAGAAAAAGAAAACCCGACTGAGTAGTGGCTGGAAAAACTAACCTTATAACATCGTTTGTTCGTAGAATTAACAAGTACTTTAATTCTACCGCAGAATCTTGGCCTAGACCAAAGAGCGCTATACCTGGGACAAACCACGTTGATAACCCTACAGACTTCGGCGGTAGAACCATTTATCGTGGAGAAGAGATCGTTGATTTTGATAAAGGTAAACTTTATACACAAGACGGCGCTGAGATTATTCAGCCTAATACCGAACCCTCAATTTTATCAGGCCTAAAGGTACAAAAGCCTAATGTTGTAGCAGCAGTAGGAGCAGCAACGTGGGTGCAAGTTGAGACAGGTGTTGGTAGAATATACGGAAGAAACTATTACCATGAACAAGCCTTAATTAACGGAGACATACAAATCGTCGATAACACCTACGTAAACAAAGCGCGGATTGATATTGTATATCTAGAAAGCGGATTCCCATCTCCCGCTCCACCGGCGATGGTACCTGGGACATCAGGCACGGAATACTTAGGAGCAATTGGTGCTGTTCAAGGGATACCGTATAACACAGGTCGTGCTACTACTTTCATGGCTTCAGGAACAGCTGGAAACTCCATTCTTGACGTAAGTAATTTGGCTGGTTTAGGAACAGGGACAATTAACATCGGCGACATTATTATTGGACCGGGGCTTGGGATTGGCGTTACTGCTTCAGCCATTGGTTATACTGGTGCGGGGGTAATTGATACAGTTGATGTTTCTCCAGCAACTTTAAGTTTAAGTCCTGTTGATAACTCTTTTGCGGTTGCATATACTAACGGAACCCTTTATGCTTTTGTTGGTAATACTGTAGCAGGAGTTAACTCTATTACCAATGTACACCCAATGCCTGGCGTTACCGGAGACATTGTTATAGGTAACGGAATTCCGCTAGGAACTTATGTAACAAACATATCAGGGACTACAATTACGCTTAGTGAAAATGCTACGCTTTCTAACAGCAGTACCATATTTTCAATTGGTGATGTAGCTGATCATTTAATATATGATACCTATTCTCCTTGGCCTATTCTTAGCGATGACAAACTATTCTTGGGGTTAGTTTACGTTCCCCCTTCATACACATCTGCAAGTTCTACTCACGAGTTAAGACCGTGGAGTTGGAGCGATGCATGGCAAACTTTTGACGCACCTAACCATAGTCCACAAAATCTTATTAAAGATTGGAGAGATAAGGTAGATTATTACCAGGCTGACATTTCTTATGTATCAGACCAATTCTTGATCGATAGATTTAATCACACTTTATTTCAGGTAGTACGCAATCACTACAGTTATTCCCTGGCGCAATCAATTTTAGACGGAGATATCATAAGGATTTACGGTTTCGGTGGAGGTCCTATCGGTGCTACGGGTGGAACAGGAGGTACTGGACCCACTGGACCCACTGGACCCACTGGACCCACGGGTGCTACAGGCCCTCAAGGTGTTACAGGACCTACGGGACCCACGGGTTCTCAAGGAGTTACAGGCCCTACGGGTGCTACAGGCCCTACGGGTGCTACAGGACCCACGGGTGCTACAGGCCCTACTGGACGCACTGGACCCACTGGACCCACTGGACCCACTGGACCCACTGGTGTGACTGGAGCGACTGGACCCGCAGGATCAGCACTAAGAGTCATTGATATTCCAGCCTATTTACCTGAAGGTGGAGAATGGGA